ACTGATGTCAAAGAACCACTGCGGTTGAACACTATTCAACGCTGATATTATATCCTCGTTGGTTATAGTGTTAAAGTCAGGTACACCATAATGGTGTAGACCCCGGCTTTCACACTCCTCCCACACCTGCCGGTATGTTTGAGTGTATGGGCGGGTATTGAATACTTTCAATGGACCCGAACCCATGATAAGCTCTTGAAAGAGGTTACCTCTCATTGAGAACTTAGCGAACTCCTCGAAGGATAAAATATTATCATCGTGGGCTCGCGACAGGACCCTTCTGGGCTCTGTTCTAACGTCGGGGTACCTATTACATAGGTCCCTCCACGTTATTCCGCCGACATGATCCTTTATCAAAAGGAGCTGATCGACGATACCCTCCTCGTAACGTTGAATGCTTTCAACGCCCCGGGAGGACACGTTAGTGTTGAGTCTCCTAAATAATTTAAGATCCTCCCTAACGTCTAACCCCAGAAGTAACTTCGACAGGAGCCACTTGTGGGGTTCCGGGCTGCGCTCGAAATACATTTTGTATTCCGAGCGCGCCCCGAGGCCGAAACCCCCCACAATCTGTGGTAGGTGTATGGCCCAATGGGCCCGAGGGTTCCTAGATATTCTAGGAAGCAGCGGTCCCATTCTCTCAATAAAGAGGTTCCTGATGGAAGCTTTCTTTGAGACTGTCCAGAATCTGTTATCAGAAGGTAACCATTCTAGACATCCACCAAGCTGTTGCGATTTTCCAATCGCGACATTCTTGTTGTCTTTCGCCACTCGCGCGGATTCTCCGCGTTCGAGAAGGCGAACTTTCACGGAATCCACAATAGTGGAGAGGGCGTAGTCTTCCTTATGGAAGGGTTGTCCATACTTGAGATTCATTAAATTAATGATTCTCTCCGTGTATTTAACACATATCTTGGAATAACCATGTTGGCCTTCCGATATGTGTGAACCCGCTCGGAGATGACATTTTGTGATCTCCTGTAGGTAATCGAGGGGTCCACGAGCAATATGATCGTCTCCCCCGATATGGATAAACCGCCACGGCTTATGCGGTGCCGGTTCATCCGTCATTAGTATATCCTTCCTCTTGATAGAGGTTAAGAATGCTAATTCCTCAATCGCCAGATTGAGTAAGGTTAGTGAGGGTTTAGCTATTGCTTCACCCATCATTATACCTGTCGTTGAGAAGAGGGATGTACCATCCTTGAACTCAACGTGCCTCGGTCCT